GTTCACAGCGTTTGAACCTACAGTATCAAACCGCTTTATCATGTACATTGATGGTATTCCATCTTACATGATCAAGAAGGCAGACGCTCCTGGTGTTACTCTAAATGAGATCAAACTAGATCACATCAACGTTTACCGTAAGATCAAAGGTAAAGCAGAATGGCGTGATATGACTTTGTCTCTTTATAACCCAATCTCTCCATCTGGCCAACAAGCTGTGATTGAGTGGGTACGTCTACACCACGAATCTGTAACTGGTCGTGATGGTTACTCTGACTTCTATAAGAAAGATCTTAATCTATCTATCTTAGGACCAGTAGGTGACATTGTAAGTGAGTGGATCATCAAAGGTGCTTTCATTAAAGAAGCTACCTTCGGAAGCTACGACTGGTCAACATCAGATCCAACTGAATTGACTATGTCTATCGGAATGGACTATTGCGTGTTAAATTACTAATACGCTACTTATACCTCCAAAAAGAAAGGCCCCTTACTAGGGGCTTTTTTTATTTTGGTAAATTTAGTATTCATATATTTATATATAAAAGACAATAGTTTATGAGTGAACAAAAGTTTACGGTACCTACAGAAATGATCGACCTTCCAAGTAAAGGTCTTATTTACCCAAAAGAGAATCCACTATCTTCAGGAAAAGTTGAAATGAAGTATATGACTGCAAAAGAGGAAGACATCCTTACAAATGTCAACCTGCTTCGCCAGGGCCTCGCCATCGAGAAGATGCTAAAGAGCCTAATCAAATCACCTATTAACTACGAAGACCTAACCTTGGGTGACAGGAATGGCTTACTGATAGCCGCTAGAATTCTAGCCTACGGTAAAGACTACACTTTTAAGTATACTAACCCTAGTACTGATGAAGAAGAGAAAGTAGAAGTTGATCTACAGACTCTAAAGTATAGAGAGTTAGATTGGTCTAAGTTTGGTAACAAGAACGAGTTCGGTTTCACTCTACCTTATTCTAAGAACGAAGTAACGTTCAAGATCTTGACAGTAGCTGACGACAAGAAGATTGATGAAGAGATCAAAGGTATGAAGAAAGTTGTAGGCCAAGATGCTGGTATGTTGTCTACCAGACTTAAGTATCAGATCACATCTGTTAACAATGATTATTCTGTTAAGTCAATTCGTGATTTTATTGATCAAGGATACCTTTTGTCTAGAGATTCTATTGCACTCAGAAAGTATATCGCTGATATAACCCCAGATATTGATACAACAGTATCATTTACTTTGAAAGACTCTACCGAAATACAAACAACCCTACCGATGGGTGCAGAGTTCTTTTTTCCCGGGAGCGGACTATAGGTCCGCATTCATGACAGAATGCTTTGAACTCACCTACCATGGTGGAGGAGGTTTTACTTACTCCGAAGTATGGAATATGGACGTGCCTAAACGTAGGTTTAACCTCAAGAAGATCAATGAGTATCTAGAGAAGGTTGAAGAGATGCGTAATGAAGGCCAAAAGAAAGTCACCGAGAAGACAGACGTATCTAAAATCAAACTGCCAGACTTTGTCAAAAAGCCTGAAGAGCCTACCTTTGTATCTAAGGTAAAAACCAAAAGGTAAATATTTATTCGTAAGCAGTATAATGTAAATGGCTAACGAGAATCAAAATACAGGTGCCTCTAATTTAGGAGCTGGACAAGAGAATATCAAACGCCAGCTAAAAGAGCTTATAGAAGACCAAGGAGACTATAACAACCTGTTAAAGGATTCTCTGAGGTCTATACAAAGCCTAGACAAAACCTATACCAGAATTGCTTCTAGAATTAGTGCTCTTAACAGAGATACTATTAATACAAGACAGCTAAACCAAGAACTACAAAGATTAGGCCAAAAAAAGTTTATAACTGAAAAGAACTATTTAGATTTAGCAAAAGAGGTTTCTCAATCTGCCAAAGACGCTGTAAGTATTGCGGAACAAAATGCTAGTAGTCAAGAACAAGTAGTAGAACTATTAAAGGCTCAAGGAGATCTAGAAGCATTAGCATTATATTCTGCAAAACAATCTTATGAAGTAGCTAAAGATAAATATAAATTAGGCCAAGAGGAGTTAAAGACAGAAAGAGAGGTATCAAGACAGTTAGGTATATCAGGAAACCTAATGAAGATATTTGCAGAAAAAGTAGGTGTAGGTGAAGAAGCTTATTCTGCAATGACAGTAAAAGCTAGAAACTTAGTAGAAGAGCAGAAGAACATGAGTAAAACTGGAGCGGTCTTCTCTAAGATATTAGGAAGCTTCCAAGTAGCAGGTTCTGGTTTTGCTTCTATAATGAAGACAGCGTTCTCTAACTTGTTAGATCCACTAGCTATAATAGGAATAGGCGGGTCTTTAATCAAAGGTCTACAAGCAGCTTTAAATTACATACTAGGTATACAAGATCAGACTGTTAAGTTTGCGAGATCTATGAACCTGTCAACAGGTGAAGCTCGTAAGATTAAAATGGAGTTCGCGAGTCTTAGTATATCATCAGGAGACTTATTCATCAATAGCCAAAAGATGGTTGAGTCTCAGATGGAATTTGTAGATGCTTTAGGTGTAACAAATAGACTATCTAATGAACAATTAGCTACTAATATTAAGCTAAAAGATATAGCAGGCCTAGACTTAGAAACAAGACAAGGTATAGTCGAAGCATCAGTATTAACAGGCAAATCTTCAGAAGGTATTACTAAGTCTGTACTTAGTCAAGTTGCAGGATTAAAACAAACAACAGGCATTAGCTTTCAATATCAAAAGATACTTAAAGAAGCATCTAATTTAGGTGGTTATTTAGGTCTATCATTCTCAAAGTATCCTGCTCAACTAACTAAGTCATTAGTTACTGTTAAGTCTATGGGTCTAGAATTGAAACAGCTTGATTCAATAGCAGATTCATTCTTAGACTTTGAGTCTTCTATATCAAAAGAGTTTGAAGCGCAGTTATTAACAGGAAAGCAAATTAACTTAACTAAAGCTCGTGAAGCTTTCTTGAATAACGATCTAGCAACAGCTGCTTCAGAGATAACAAATCAAGTAGGATCAGCTAATGACTTCTTAAAACTTAATCGTATACAAGCTGAATCTTTAGCTTCTGCATTTGGTATGAGTCGTGATCAAATGGGTGAAATGTTGAAGCAACAAGAGATGCTTAGTAAGTTAGGCGCAAAAGATCTTAAAGACGCTCAAGCAAAAGTAGAAGCCTTAAAAGCACAAGGTAAATCTAAAGAAGACATAGTTAGACTTACTGGTGAAGAAGCATATCAATCGTTAGTAAATGCGTCTGCTCAAGAAAAGATAGGTAGTTTTATGGACAAGATAAAACAATCTATTGCCGACTTCGTTGAAAAGAGCGGTATCATAGAAAAGCTAGAAGGGTTCTTTGACTACTTGTCAAAGCCAGAAAATATCAAAAAGGTTATTGAAGGCGTTAGAGACTTTTTTGCTAGCGCAGTTGAATTTATTGGTAAAGCTGCTTATTATATTTTAGAAGGATTAGACTATGTAGCATTAGGTCAAATACCTGATGACTTTATAGATAGCATAAAATCAGGAGCTCAAAACATGGGAGCTCAGATAAGATCACTAGGTGGAGACTTTGGATCAGTTAGTGTTAATGATAAATCAGCTAAAAATGAAACAGCTACAATTTCTTCTACAATAGCTGAAGATAGTATGAGTATGGCAAAAACGCCACCTCCAAAAGTTTTTGTAGTAGTAACTGTCGATCCTATAACTGGTAAGTCTGTAGAAAAGGTTGTGACTCAAGAGTATTTTGAAACTCACTTTGGTCAAATGGGAAAATAAAATTTAGATGCCTCTAATTGACTTACAAACTAATTTAAAGAACCTAAGGTTCGGTAATGATACACATTTCAACCTATATATAGACCAGGTTCAACTGGAGGTTTAGACTTCCCTATTAGAGGAGGTCAACTAGAGTTTAACTTAGGTACACAATCGTTTACTGTTTCTAGTAGACTTGATAGGACTAGAATTAGAAAGTTCTTTGAAGACAAGCCAAGAGGTACAACTTTTATTCAAAAACAAGTAGGTCTACAATTATCTAACCCTAAGATCGAAACTGGTAACACTTTGTTTGGTATTCCTCAAGGGCTTCCTTATCCTGGCTTATTAGAGAACACTAGAGTGTATAACTTAGGTGCAAATACACTGGCTCAAGTAGGAGTGTCTGGAACAGGTTTTCACGCCACTAGATCAGGTTTAGTGCCATTTAATCCATTTGAGAAGTTCTACTATTCAATAGTAAATGCTCAAAATGTAAACAACCAGAAAGCGTCTAATAGACTTTTGAATTTGACTGCTTTAAAGATGACTATAGGAGACCCATTTGCAAACCCAACAAATGTTCCAGATATAAACTTAGTAAATACGCTAGGTATATCTCTTAATAGGAATATGATCTTCCAATATTTAGGAGGTCCTAATTCTGTTTATGGTATAGGATCTACTACTATTCCTAGAGTCGTTGATACAACTAAGTTAAGATCACAGTTCGCAATGAACTACGATCAACTATATAGACAAAAATCTAACTTTAACAATCCTAGTCCTGAGCTACAAGACTTTAGACAAAAGATTAATGAAGCCGCTGGAGGTGTTATCTTCTCTAATACATGGAATAAAGAACAATCTGTAGACTATAAATTCTTTGTTAATAAGAAAGACAAACTAAACTTAACTTATCCTTTCTTATTTAGAAACGATCAAGCGCCATGGGAGATAAATAAAGAAGAAACACAAGACTTGATTAAGTTTGTTTTTGAGGCTATATCAAACGATGCGCCTACATATTCAATGGCCATATTCTTTAGAGCATTTTTAACTTCCGCAATAAGTGATACCAACTCAGCTCAATTAAACTCATTTAAATACATTGGTAGAGGTGAAAACTTCTACACTTATCAAGGCTTTGATAGATCAATAGGCTTTTCTTTTAGAGTAGCTGTGCAATCTAAAGAAGAGCTTAGACCTCTTTATAATAAATTAAACATGTTATTAGGACAAGTTTATCCAGACTACAGTCCTAATCAAGGCATAATGAGAGCTCCTGTTATTCGTATGACAGTAGGAGATTATTTGTATCGTGTTCCTGGCTTCTTGGAGTCTGTTAATATTACTATTGATAATACAACACCTTGGGAAATTAATTTAGACAACGACCAAACACTAGCACAACTTCCTCAAGTAGTTGATGTATCAGTTACATTCAAGCCTATTATGGATGTGCTTCCTAAAAGACCTAATACAATATCTACTATTACTAATACTCAGTATAATGCTAACCAAGGAACGGCTACTGAAACATTGTCTGTATCTTCTGGAGTAGTTCCTCTAATTGTAAATGTTCCAAAGTCATCTCCTCAAAGCGCAGATACATTTATAAAGGCAAATATATCTCAACAGTTTAGTAGAGAAAGAGATGCTAGTCTTAGTGAGTTAAGAGTTGTAGATCCTGTATTAAATAGAGACCTTGAAATAGCAGAACAAATCGCAGCAAATCAACCTATACCTCCTATTAAACTATGAACTATAGATATCAAAATATAGAAGTTATAAAGTACGCAGCAACAGGTAGTCAATACTACGTAAATAATATTTACCCTGAAATACCACCTACTAATGACGATAATTACGTTATTACAGTATTAGGTGATAGATTAGATCTGTTGGCAAACGACTTCTATGGCGATTCTACATTTTGGTGGGTTATTGCCTCTGCAAACTCATTACCAGGAGATTCACTCGTAGTAGAGCCAGGAACTCAACTTCGTATACCAGCAGATTTATCAGGTGCAATTAATACATATAAGTTAGTAAATGCTACAAGATAGTTATGGCAGGTTTAGATACTAATAAAATATCGAACATCTTAGGTACTAAACTACCTCAGTGGTTGATTGACCAACTAGGTACTAGAGCCGTGCAAGGATCTCAAGATAGAAGAGATAACGATAACATTTTATTTTTAGCCAATAAAAGTGCTTGGGTAAGACTTGTTTCTTCTATAAACATATATGGATCTGACATTCGCCATTTTAGTAATATAGTAGGAACTAGCATACAAAAGCCAGAAGATCTTGCTAAACAATTTGTTTTGTTTGGAGGTACATCAAAGTACTTAAGAGAGAATTCATATCAACAAAGAGCAGGTATTGGTAAAGATGGTGCTTACGGTATACTAGGAGAAAATGAAGTAAGAGGCTTTGGATTCAGACCAATGCCAGGTCTTACATCAGTATCTATTGAAACTCAAGGTAAACTAGGGTCACTTAGAGCTGCTACAATTAACTTTAGATGCTGGGATAAAAGTCAATTAGATATTATTGATGCTCTATATTTTAAGCTTGGTTTTACTATGTTCTTAGAATGGGGTAATACTTTTTTCTATAGAACTAATGGGACTAGAGTTGAATCTAGTGAGCTCTATTCAATAGATCCATTCAAAGAAAATCTGACCAAAGAAGAAATAGCTGTTCAGATATCAAAGAATGTAAGAAATTCAGAAGGTAACTACGATGCTCTTCTTGGAATGGTTACTAACTTTAATTTTACATACAATCAAGATGGAGGTTATGATTGTACAATAAAATTGATGGGCCTTGGTATACTAGGAGACAGTATTAAGATCAACAACCCTAAAGATCTTCCTAATATTTTAGCAGAAGAGATTAGACAGTACAATAATACACTATTACAAATTGCTACAGCAGAAGAGAGAGCTAGAATTTTAGCTGAACAAAAAGCTGCGGCTGATGAAGAAAGGAGAAGAAGAGAACAATTGATTCCTGTTGATGAGTTAATAAAAAAATATGTTACATATAACCCTAATAATAAACAAGTTTCTGGAGGAATCTATTCATACCCTTCAACAGCTCCAACAAGATTTGAATTTGCTGACTTAGGTTTTGAAACCGAAGCCTGGGGAAGAGTGACTGTCATAAGAAGACTAAAAGGCTTTATTCCTCAAAAAGACGAGCTATTTGAAAGAGTCAAGATCAAATTAGACTATGATAAAATCAGTAGTGTAATATCTAAAACTGGAATTAACTTAAATAGTATAGATGTTTGGCAAGCTTTAGATTCAATTATTGAAAGAGAAATTAGAAGCGAGGCTAGAAATAATTCCAAAGAAGGAACCTTTACATATCGTAGTAATAATGGACTAGACTATAATATTCGTATCAAGAGAAAGTTTTTTGCTGTCTCTCAAAATAAAGATGCTGTAGAGCAGTTTATTCCTATAAAAGTACAAGATTTTTCTCCACAGTTTTTATCTGTAATAAAAAATACTAATAACGAATACAAGCCAATAAAAATAACTCAAGAAGACTTTAACACTTTTTCATATACAGTAAAGTTCTCAGTGCCATTTTCAAGAGATGCACAAGTACTGCAACCACAAGCAACTAATGCAGATGGTAGTATAGCACCTAGAACAACTAAAACAGAGAAGGTTTTATACACGTTAGAAGTAGAGCTCACTTTTGAAGATAGTAGTTTTATTAAAAGCTTTACTACTGAAGGAGTAACTCAGCCTTTAGATTTTATAGGAAGTGAAGCCGCTATCGCCGCGCAGAATCAAAATCAATTCCCAGCTCAAGAGAATCAATCACCTGGTCAAGATGCTTCTATTGAACAGATAACACAGGCTTTACAATCACAGTCAGGTCTAGAATTAACTCTAAGAACCATTCAAGTACATGCTTTAAATAAAGCTATACAAAGAAATAATAACGATTTATCAATCGGTAAAAAAGTATTTGTTCTAAAAATATCAGATCCTAATGATGCTCCATCAGGAGTTCCTTTCTACAGACAGATATTTTCTAACGGTGTTTATAGCACTTGTATAGCAGATCTAATAGATGGAAATAAAATAAACGATTCTATTTATAGTACTAACACAAACATTAGTGCAATTGATAGATTCAGAATATATGCTAAATATGGTTTTGCTACAGAGTTATTGTCTGGTAGAGAAGAGATATCTAAATTTAGTGGTAAGCAAGTTAACTATCAAGACCTATTAAGAGCCTTTGTAGTTCCTTACGAAATTAATCAAGAGATCATAAAAGGAACTTCTACAACTCACCCAGTATATATCCCTCTAGGTTTACTATTGATGATATTGAATCATAATTGTACTATATATGATACAAAGAATTCTACTTTACAAACTCCTTTAATTTATATTGACTATAATCCTAAATTAAACTTCTTCTTAAGCAATAACAAACAGCTTAGTACAAACCCTTGGGTAACGCTAATTCCTTTTGAAGGGGGCTTTGGAGACTATCAAAGTTTGTTTATAGATGATATATTAAGTAAGAATAAAACAGCTATAGCACCACTGTCAGGAAGTAGAGAAGATTCTCCTTTATTCAATACACAAAATCAAGACTTATTATCTTACTATCTTCCTCCTATAAAATCAGCAGGAGAAAATTCTAATCCATACAAAGGGAATCTAATGAATGTTCTTTTGAATGTGGACTACTTAGTTAAGTTAGTAAGAGATTATAGCTTTAAAGACGGTACAAATAGTATCTATCTAAAAACATTCTTAGAGCAAGTTATATCAGATGTTAACAAATACCTAGGTAACTTTAATGCTTTAAGACTTGCTTATAATGATGGAGCAAACACTTATCAAATAGTAGACGATCAGATTTTACCTCCTGGACAAAATGAGTCTATACTACAACCTAAAGATAATACAACTGAGATCCCGCTAGTAGGTAAAACTAGTATTGCTAAGAACTTAGAAATAAAAACAGAGGTTAGTAATAAGCTAGCTAATATGATAGCTATATCTGCTAATTCAGATGTTAAGAACAAATCAACTCTTTCTGTTAATGGTGATAATTTTGGCTTTATTAATACTAATTATAAGGATAGATATATACCAGTAAAAGGAGACATTACAACTAATCTAACTTCTAGTTTAGATTCTGTAAAAGCATCAGCTGTACAGTTTAATAAAACTATATCAGACTTCTATAGTAAGATCAATCCTTCAGAAGCAACAGTTTCTCAGGCTACTAACTACTATATTGAAAGGATGAGTAAGATCAAAAATGATGACTATCCTACTAGAGCATCAACCATGATTCCTGTTTCTGTTAACTTTACAACAGATGGTATATCAGGTTTGACTATGGGACAAGCTTTCACAATATCTGATCAATTACTTCCTTACACATATAATAATCGTATTGTGCAAGGAGTAAAAGGGCTTGAAAAAGATAGTATCAATAAAGTAGGATTCGTTGTAACTGGTTTAACTAACACCATAGAAAATAATCAGTGGAACACTACTGTTAAAGGTAATATGATTTTCTTGAAAGATGCAACAGATTTTTCTGGGTCATTTATTTCACTACGTGAAAATCAAGGTACTTTTGGCCAGAATCCATCAAATCAAAATACATCAGTAGGATCTCAGTCAACTAACTTTGTTGGAAGCAATGCAGAAGCAAAGGCAGCCGCTGATGAATATTTAGGAAGAACA